TTATCAAAAATATAACAATAGAATGTAATCCTAAATTTGAGGTTTACACTTTACATTATTTAAAAGCTAATGGCTCTTATGAAACTTTACATTGCAATTTAGCTGCTACTTTATCGAGTAGTAAAACAACAACTTCATTTAAGAAAAGTGGATGGTCCTTAATATCTAACGTTATGACTTTAGATCCGGCTTTGAATAGCGAAAAGATACAATCAGTAACCATTCAAGACAAGCTACAATTAAATAGCGATTGGTTAACAGATGCTGAATTTGCCTTGCATAAAGACTTATTTACTTCTACTGATGTACGCTTAGATATTGGCAGTACAACAACTTACAAAGGTGTTAAGGTAACACAAACAAGTTACACTACTAAGAATACAGATAGGCTTAGAAATTATCAAATTGATTTAGATTATACTCACCAAAACTTTAGACAGCGTGGCTAACATAAAAGTATTATTATATGACCAAGCTGGTGCTGAATACGATGTAAGTTATATTCAGGAAATACCTTTATCGTTAAGCTATTTAATAGCCGACGTTAAAGACCCTAGTAAAAGAAATACAACCTTTTCTAAAACAATAAACTTTAATTCTAAAGACGTAGATTTATTCTTTAGAGTTATTTGGAAACTAAACAGTACACTAACTACTTTTGACCCTCGATTAAAATGTAAGATAAAATATTATGTTAATGAGGTATTGCAGTTAGATGGTGACTTGCAATTAATAAAAGTAATTGTTGACCCGGATAGTAAAACGGTAAACTATCAAACTACAGCAACCGGAACTATTGGCAATTTGTTTTTAGCTATTGGTGATGCTTATTTAACTGATTTAGATTTTAGTGCTTATGACCATTCGTTAACTAAAGCTAATGTAACAAATAGTTGGATACCTGCAACAAGTGTAACTGGTGTTATTGGTTCGGGTTACTATTATGGCTTAATTAATTGGGGCGAAAACCAAATACTAACTGATGTTGAATATCATGTTAAACACATGAGACCTCAACTATACAAGCGTGAGTACATGGCTAAGATATTTGCGGCTGCAGGTTACACATGGACTTCTACTTACTTAGACAGCGCATATTATAAAAGTCAATTAATACCACCAACAAAAGAATATCTAACGTTAGGAACGACGGGAATAGCTAATAGTCAATTCTATGCAAGGCGTAATTCAACACAAACGGGAACGGCTACGGCTTGTAGTTTATCAGGTAATTGGAGTGGTTACAAAATTCTTAATAATTTATCTACTCCTAGCGAAAAGGTTTTATTTAATGAAGATAACGTTTTACCTTATAATGATTCGGGAGGTAATTACACACCAGCAAATGGTATATTTTCGCCAACAACAACTAATACTTTTATAATTGAAACGTTAGTTAATTTTGATGTTGTATTAGCAAATGTCGGAGCGACTGCTGGAGCTGCAAGTTATGCTATTATTACCTTTGCAACCCTTAATGTTTACATAACACAATTTAACGGTGTGGGTTGGCAGGCAGTAGGTATAAATACAGTTAATATACCATATACAACACTATCTGGATTAACTTCATCACAACAAGTTTATGTACAAATACCATCTTGGGCTGCTTTAGCAACCGAGAATTATAGAGTTGAAATAGCTGGTGTTATTAGTTTTAGCTTATATACCGCTACAAATGTTGCTATTGTTGACGGTGCAACAACATGGAGATTTGATTCAAAAGTTAACAGTACTTACTCAGCAAGGTTATTAAATAACAATATTACAGAGGGTGGTTTTTTAGAAATTAACCAATGTATACCTACCGAGGTTAAGCAGATAGATTGGTTAATGACTGAGATAAAAGCGGCTAACCTTTACATGATACCTAATCCCGACAAAGCAAAAGATTATATTATTGAGCCACGTGATGACGGTTTTTATAGAGGTGAAGATAACTGGTCTGAGTTATTAGACTTTAGCAAAGATTATGAAGTATTGCCTGTTAGTGAACTTGACACAAAGCGTTATGAATTTTGGAATAAACAAGATAGCGACCAATATAACGATGCTTACTTTAAACAATATAAACAAACTTATGGTTTTGGATATACCGATTGTGTAAGCGAATTTGTTAAGCCCGTTAAAAAGACTGAATTAATTTATGCACCTACTCCAATAGTAGATAATCAAGTTAACGGTTTAATACTACCTAAGATTTTTAAAAACGATAACGGAACTATCAAACCAATGAAGTCAGTAATACGCCAACTTTATAGAGGTGGTAATATTAATATGTCTTATGGTGGTTGGAAACTAAGAAGTTCAATAGCCGGTGATACGGTTTACAATTACTATCCATTCGTTGGAGAAGTTGATGATCCTTACACACCTACACTTAGTATAAATTGGGATACGCCACAAAAGGTTTATTACAATTACATTAACGCTACTTACACCAATAACAACTTAAAGAATAAATACTATTCTAAAATGATTAATCAGTTGAGCGATAAACGTTCGGCAGTTGTTAAGGCTTATTTTAATCTTAATGAATTAAAGGTTAAAGATTTTAGTTTTAGAAAAGTAGTTTGGGTAGATCATTTTAACTGTTACTTCTACATTCAAAACTTTGAGTACATAATGAATACTCAACAAAGTACATTAGTTACAATGTTGAAGTTACAGGAATATGACACATGGCAATCAAATACAATAGAATTACCAAATGAAGACCCTAGCGAATTAAATAGAATAGTTAACGGTAATTACTCTAATGGAATAAATAACACAAACAACGGTAACGCATCTCATATAGTTAATGGCAGGGGTAATTTTATAGCAAGTGGCGCTACTGATATTCAGTTAGATAATTGTACTAATGTAGTAGTTAACGGTGATGTAAGTGCTTTTAGAGGTATTGGATTAAGTAATGTTGTTATAACTAACGCAAGTAATAATTCAACTATTGAAGCACCCATCGTTCCAATATCAACTTTAGTAGATATAACTTTAGATATTACTTACCACAATAAAACGGTTGAAGTTGATGCAACGTCAAATGATATTACCGTTTATTGGGATGTAGCAACAATGACGGGATGTCGTGTGTATATTAACAGAGTTGATAACTCAGCATTTAAGATTTATATAAATGATGCAGATGCAACGGCTCAATTCATTGGTAACGCTATCCCTTATGATTTAGGTATGGTACAATGGGATGGACTTTTATTAACTTCTAATTTAGATAGTGGTGGTGTTAAACAAATTAAACCTTTAGTGTAATGGCATTTGTAAGAACAATAATAAGAAAAGCAGGAACTCTAATAGGCGTTAGACGTACTTTAAATTTAATCGAGGGGACTAACGTAACATTAACTATTGCGGATGATGTAGCAAACGATAGGGTTAATGTAACAATAGCGGCAAGTGGTGGCGGTAGTTTACCAACTCAAACAGGAAACAACAGTAAATACTTAACAACAGATGGCGTAAGTGCAAGTTGGGCAACCGTGTCAGCTTCTTTACCCGACTTAATAATAACTAAACAAGCCCCTGCATTAGACCAAACAATTACAGATGGTTATTGTGCATACTACTCTGGTTATTATGAAATAGCAAATACTAAATTTTTAGAAATAGGTAACGGTTCAACTTTAGAAATAGGATAATTAAAAACATAAAACAATGGGATTAAAAATGACAAAAGGGGAAGCCCCCTCAACACCGGTAAGTAACAAAGTAGAAATTTTTATAGACAATAACAATAAAACTTGTAGTATAGATGACAAAGGCGTGATATCCGTTTTTAATCACAACGGATTAGATGAACGCAATATACTTGTTAACGGTGGTTTTAGTGTTCAACAAAAAGTTGCAGCAGCATCAACGGCTATTGCAGGAGTATCAACAACAACTCGTGGCGGTGTGGTTTCAGATGCTTGGAGTGTTACAACCTCAGTAGCATCAAACTTAAACTGGCAGCAAGTCGATACTGGCTCAGCACCTGAAGCGGGTTTAAATTCTCGTTATTATGGCTCTATAATTTCTGCAACTGCTGGTAAAAAAGTAATGATTAGTCAATGGATATTAAATGAAGATATGCGTCACTTAGTTGGTAGAAAAGTAAGGGTATCAATTAAACATAATAAGAAAGTTGGAACAGACCAAACCTTTAAACTAGGATTAATTCAGTTAACAAGTGCAGGAACTATTGATACATCACCTGCCTTCTTATCGGGTGCATGGTCGGTTACAACAGGTGTAGACCCTGCATGGAATACTAACTTAGCAGCCATTACACCCGATGCAAGTCCAACAGGAGAAAACGGTACAATATCAGGGGCTTACTTAAATGTAAACGTAGCCGCTGGTGTATGGACTAAATCAAGTTGTGTTTTTACCGTTCCAACAAATGCAAAAAACTTAGTAATGGTTTTCTTTAGTAACGAAACGGGAGGTACAACAGATAACGTATCAATAGCAGAAGCTCAGATAACTTTAGGAACTGAACTTGTCGATTATTTAGAACCAATTTTTGCAGAAAATATTAATAGATGTTTAAGGCGTTACTGTAAATCATTTCCTTTAACAACTGTCCCCGCTGCATCAATAGCGGTTGCAACGGCTGGTAATGGTGTAACTGGAATAATAGGTAAAGCAGGCGCAACAGCATTAGCTTGTTTTATTAATATTAAATTCCCTGTTAGAATGTTTAAAGTCCCTGCCGTTACTTTATACACACCTGTTGGTGCTGGTGCAGTACCTTATAGAATAAGCGGAACTACCCCAGCCGTTCAAACAACTGTTGCACAAACGGGAGTTATGGATTATGGCTTAGTAGTATCTGCAACAGGCGATGCTAACGGAGCGATTGGCGATTTAGTAGGTGTTCATTATGCAGCAAGTGCTGAAATAGTAAATTAATCATGGCAGAAAAAACAGTAATAAGTATTGAGGTTGAGGGAACGGGCAAAGCCATTAACTCGATTAAAGAATTAAAAGCCGAATTAAAAGCGGCTCAATCCGCTGCCTTAAATGGTGATGGTAAAGCTGCTAAAAGAGTAGCCGAGTTAAAAGATAAAATGGATGACCTTAAAGACACAACAAAGTCTTTACAAGGTTCGGGAGTTGAAAAGATTAGTTCGGGATTTAGTTTATTAGGTCAAGGTTTTAAAGACTTTGACTTTGATAAAATTAAAACAGGATTTAAAGGTGTAGGTTCTGCAATGTCCGCTATTCCTATCTTTTTAATTATAGAAGGGATTAGTTATTTAGTTCAAAACTTTGACGAACTAAGCAAAGGCTCGGGTTTTTTAGCTACTATTTTAAGAAGTGTTAGCGATGCCATTAGTTGGTTAGTTGATGGGTTTACAGATTTAATAGGTGTAACAAGTGAATCGAGTAGGGCTATTGAAGACCAAGGCGAAGCAATGGTTAAAGCCAATGAGAAATCTCAGGAAGCCTTACAAGGTACAACTAGCGAATTTGATAGACAGTTAGCAGTTGCAAAGGCGGCTGGTAAAAGTACTATTGAAATAGAAAAAGCTAAACAGCAAGCTATAATTGATACCAACTTTCAAATAGCTAAAGGCATTGAGGCGCAAGTAAGAGCAGGTGGTGAGTTTACCGAAGACATGAAAAAGCAACTTAGTGGCAGTTTAGAAGCTATTAAAAATGCAAAGGTAAAGGAATATGAAATAACTAAAGAGGACGATAAAAACAAAAAAGAAAAATATAAAGAGTATTTAGATAAACAAAAAGAACTTAGAGATAAGGCAGAAGCCCAAAGATTATTAGACTTACAAAAAGCTAAAGAAGACGAGGCTGCTATTGAATTACAATCTCAACAAGCCATTAACGCTGACAAGGTAGTTAACGAACAATACACTCAAAATGATATTAATGCGATTAGAGCCGCTGAGTCAGCAAAAAGATATGAGGATGAATTATTAGAAATTGACAAGCGTAAGCAGCTAAAAGAAAAGGAATTAAAACAAGGTTTAGCCCTAACCACTCAATCTTTAACAGCCGCTCAGGGACTTAGTGATGCTTTCTTTTCACTTAGACAACAAGGCGCAAAGGGTGATGCCGCTAAAGAACTTGAACTAAAGAAAAAACAATTTCAAGCTAATAAGGCTTTTGCTATCTCAAACGCTATTATGTCGGGGGTTATGGGTGTTCAATCTCAGTTACAAGCTGGTCCGATTGTTGGTCCGATTTTAGCAGGGATTGTAGCAGTAACAGCTGCTTTAAACGTTGCTAAAATTGCAAGCGCAAAATTTGACGGTGGTAGTATTGATACAAGTGGCGGTGGTTCAGGTGGCTCACCATCTTTACCAAGTGCTAATACTAATATGCCAAGTGGCAACGGAACACCATCAATAGCAGCACCTCAACAAAACACTACAACATTCACAGGAAACAATAACAACAACTTTAACCAACCGCCTATTAAAACATACGTAGTTGAAACAGACCTAAGAAATTCAACAAACACAATAGATAAGATTAAAGACCAAGCCACATTCTAAAGTAAACAAACTAAACAATTTAGTATTTAATAAATATGGAACTAATAGATTTAACAATCGAAGACGATGTAAAAGATGCAAGCGGTGTAACTGCCATTGCAACCGTAGATAGTCCTGCCATTGAACAAGGCTACTTTGCCTTTGGTTCTAACAAAGAATTAAAAACAATCCGTATTACTTGCGGAAGTCAAAAAGGAAACTTTGCAGCTCCTACAGGCGATAGACAAATACTTGCCGGTGCTTTAATGATCCCCGACATGGCTATTCCTAGAATAGACGAGAAAACCAAAAAGGAATATAACGTTAAATTCTCATCTAAAACTATTGAACAGATAGTTAAGAAACACGCTAAATTAAGTTATGCCAATAACGTTAATCAAATGCACGATAACACACGCATGATTAACGATAGCTATTTATATCAATCGTTTATTATTAATCGTGCTATGGGTGTTAATCCGCCTTTAGGACAAGAACATTTAGTTGACGGTACTTGGTTTGGTTTTATTTACATAGGCGACAAAAACGTTTGGGACGAATATATTAAGACGGGAATTTACACAGGCTTTAGTGTTGAGGGTAATTTTTATGAAAGTGTGGCCACTGAATTAAGCGATGAATTTTGCGCTCACTTGCTAAGTGTAATTTTAGAGTAAACAAAAATAAATCTTTAGTATTTAATAAGTATGAACGATAAAAAAACATTTAAAGATTTGGTTAATTCAATTTTATCACCTGAACAAAAGGAAACTTTTGCAAAGGCTTTTAAATTTGAAACACCAATTCCAGTTGTTGAGCCAGTTAATAACGCTGAGCCCGAGACTGTTCCGCCTGTAGCAGGTGAGATAAAAACAAAAGATGGTACGGTAGTAAAATACTCAACACCAATGCCAATTCCTAATGAAACAATCGTAACTGTTGTAACTCCTGATGGTGAGCTTCCTGCTCCTGCTGGTGACCATGTATTAGAAAATGGTGACGAAATTACAGTTGGTGATGCTGGTCTTTTATTAGAATATGAGACTGCTGAAGTTGTTGAGCCGGTTGCACCTGTAACTCAAGAAGCTATGGACGCTGCGGTTAATGACGTTAACGCTAAATTAGATTTAGCTAACAAAACTATCTCGGCTTTAGTATCTCGTTTTGATGCAGTTGAAAAAGACAATACAGAGTTAAAAGCAACTTTAGCAACATTCTCAAAAACATTTACTGATTTACTAAGTACGCCAATGGCTAACCCTATTGTTACACCTGAGCGTTCTTTTTCAAAGCAAGATAAAATGTTTAGCAAATTAGGATTAAACAAATAAATATAAACAAATAAAAAAAACAAAATAAAATGGGATATTCAATAACAGCTCCATCGTATGTAGAGCAACCAGAACAACTGATTTATCAAAAACTTTTCTCAGGTTCACCAACAATGGACTTAGTGAAAAACAAACAGACTGGCATTAAGTCGTCTGAAACTATTAACGTGGTTAACACTCGTGGTGTATTTCAAGCTCAATCATGTGCTTTTAACGCATCTGGTTCAACTACAATTACTCAACGTACTATCACAGTAGGTAAAACTAAAATTGATATGCTTTGGTGTGAGCGTGACTTAGAGCCGTATTTCACTCAAAAGAAATTAGCTGCTGGTGGTGATTATGATTCTTTAGCTTATAGCAAAGAAATTATCGACGACACTATGCAACAAGCTAAAGAAGATATCGAAATTGCTTTATGGCAAGGTGACACAACTTCAACAAACGCTTACTTAAATCGTTTTGATGGATTTGTAAAAATCATTGGAGCTGCTACAATCGGTGGTACTTATTCAGGTACTGCATGGTCTGAAGCTAATAGCCGTACTGTTATCAAAGGTTTAGCTACTTTAGTTATTGCTAACAATGACGTTTACCAAGGTAACCCAACTGTCAAAATGTTAATGTCACCTCAAATGGCTGCAACATACCGTTTCAAATTACGTACTGATAACTTGTTTAATACAACAGGTGAAGAAAGTAAATTGTATGCTGAAGGTGCAAACATTGAAATCGTTGAAGTTGCTGGTCTTTCTGGTTTAAATTACATCTACGCTATCGAGCCAGAAAATATGTACATTGGTACTGACATGGCAAACGAAGAAGAGAAATTCAAAGTTTGGAAATCAGATGACGATCAAAACTTAAAGTTCCATGCTGAGTGGAAACTAGGAGTACAAGTTGCTTTTCCGTCAAGAGTTTACAAGTATTTAGGAGTTTAAATAAATTGAGGGGTAATTAAGTTTACCCCTCTTAATTAAAAAAAATATAAAAACATGGCATTATCAAGTTGCCCGATAACCTCGGGAATTTCGCGCGATTGCCGCGATGGCTCACCCGGACTTACAAACGTTTATGCCGTAGAATTTTCTAACTATACACAAGGAACTATTACCGCTGCAAGTGGTAGTATTACTAACGTAGCTTCTTTTTTACAAACTGGTAAAAAGATGTGGGGTTTTGAATTTGACTATGGTAAAGCGAATGAGACTGAGGTTTTAACCGCTAATACAAACGGAACATTAATGAATGCAATTACTTTGAATTTATACATTCCAAAGAAACAAGCTGCAGTTGCTCAACAAATTTTATTGTTAGCAAAGCAAGACACTATTTGGATGGTTAAAGATAAGAATGGCGCATTTAGATTATTAGGTCAAGAATTTGGAATGAGAATTACAACTGCAACCGCTGCGAGTGGTGCAATGGGTAATGATGATTCTGGATATACAATAGTATTAACAGGTGAAGAGAGAACGTTTGCAAACGTTGTGCCAAACGCTTTAGCTGCTTTATTATTGATACCTGCTTAATTAGATTTTCTTTTTATGTGTTAAGAAGGAGACCCCGTAAGGTCTCTTTCTTTATTTAGTAACAATTCAAAGTTTTTAGTATTTAATAAGTATATGATGCAATTAATAACAGGGGCTAACACTATTGATATTTCGGTAACGGAAAATTCAACTATTGCAAATCCTCAATTTGTCTTTGTATTCATTAATGATAATACAGGTCGTAAGGTAGCGTGTACAAGTACTTACACTAACTTAGATAATAACAAGCAACGTTTTGTTATAACCGTTGGAGCTTCTGTTCCGTTAACTGGCAGCGTTTTATTTGATGACTATGGTAGTTATTCATTCTACGTTTATCAATCGGCTAATGCAGCCTTATTTAATTATGCAAATATAAATACAACAGATATTAGAACGTTAACAGGTGAAGTTGGAAATGGTAAAGCGTGGTGGAAAGCACCCTCAGTAACTAATATTTATTATAAAGATGTAAGAACATCAATCGTAACAAATGGGCAATAATATAACACAGGTCGGTAACCTTTTACAAATTGAATTTGATAGCTCGTTTCAACCTGCTATCAGAAAAATGTCGGGTGGCAAATATCTACAATGGGGTGAGCATAACTCACATCCTAATTACTTATTAGAACTATACAATAGAGATGCTGTTCACGGTGCTATTATAAAGGCTAAGGCTGACCATGTTTATGGACGTGGCTTATGTTATGACGAAAGCAAATTAACGTTAGCACAGCAAGCGCAATACGATAAATTCTTATCACACGCTAATCGCTTTGAAGATTGGAACTCTTTATTTAGAAAGAACGTAACACCATTTGAAATATTTGACGGTATTGCTTTACAAATAGTTTACGATTTTAACGGTAGAATAGCTGAGGTTTATAACCAAGAATTTAGTAAGTTTAGACGTTCACCCGACGGTAAAACTCTTTTCTATTGTGAGCAATGGGTTGACGATAATGGTTGTGTAAATGACCAAGCACATAAGCATAAATCATTTATTGAATATCCTATTTTTAATCCTAATATAAGAACAGGAACTCAAATACTTTATTACAAAACAGAAGTAATGAGTGCTATGGAATTTGGTAATATTTATCCTGCTCCAAATTACCAACAAGGTTTGCAGGATATTGAAACAAATATTGAGATAACTAACTTTAATTATAGCCATCTTAAGAACGGCATGTTTGCAAGTGCTATGTTATCTTTATTCAATGGCGAGCCAACTAAGGAAGAGCAAAGACAATACGCTAAATTCTTTGACCGTAAATTTAAAGGAAGTTCTAACACCGGTAAAATGATGTTTAACTTTGTTGACAAAGGCGGTCAAAAAGCTGAGTTAACAACATTCTCACAAAGTGATTTAGATAAAATGTTTGAGCAGGTTGCTAAAAGGTCGCAACAAAATATCTTTACAGCCCATAGAACAGATCCTGCTTTGGCGGCTATTTTTGACGGCTCGGTTAACATTGGCGATAACACTATTTATTTACAAAAGTTTGAAAGATGGTTGTTTAGTTATATTGAGCATAGACAAGAAATCCACTTAAACATTATTAAAGATTTAGCAGCCGTTAACGGTGTTGACTTATCTTTATTAGAAATAAAACAGAAACAACCTGCTAATGTTGATTTACCTTTTGATACTGCATTATTACAATCACTATTTGATTTAGATACTTTACGTGAGCATTACGCTAAAAAGTTAGGCATTGATATTAAAGACAAAGTTACAGTTGACGGTGATTTAGCACAGATACCAGAAACGCAAGTTAACGAACATTTAAAGAACTTAACCGGCAAACAATGGATTAATATTAAAAGATTAATTCGTGAGGTTAACAATCAAAAGACTACTAAAGAGGTGGCTGCAATGATGCTAAAGAATAGTTACGGATTAAGTGACCAAGATATTAATATTTTATTTGCAACGCCTGAAGCTCAATTTAGTAAGTTTGACAAGCAAGTTGATATGACTGACTATGTTCTTAGTTTATTCGAGGGTAGTGCAATAGATGACAATGATGACCCGATAGTAAGCGAGGAATTTGTAACCTTTGGAAGTAATGCTGAAGCGTTTAATTTTGAATTTGCAAAGCATAAATTTGTAACGGATACAGAAAAGCAGGTGTTAGATTTATTAAAAGGCGCACCAGAAACAACACCTGAAAAGACTGCAAAGATTTTAGGATTAGATGTTGAAACTGTAAAGAATATAATTAACAGTTTAGTTGTTGCAGGTTTAATATCTACAATAAACAATACTATAACTATTACACCTAAAGGTTTAGAAACTAACACGCCTAAGATTGAAACAGAACTTTATACTGTTTACAAATATGTAACACGTGATGACGTGCCTAGAGTAGAAACAACTAGCCGACCTTTCTGTAAAAGATTATTAGCATTAAGCAAGTTTAGAAATTGGACACGTGATAGTATTGATGACATAACAAATCAATTTGGCGAAGATGCTTGGTCGTTTAGAGGTGGTTTTTATACTAATCCAGAAACAAAACAAACAACTGCTTATTGCCGTCATATCTGGTTGGCCGTTACAAAATCAAGAACTAAAAAAAATTAAGATGATTAGCGTATATAATTTAATAAACCCAATTGATAAAAGTATATTCTATGTAGGATGTACAAAAAACCCTTATAATAGATTTTATAATCATTATCAGGGAGATAATAACATTGAAAAATCTAACTTAATTAAAGAAATTAGGTTATCTGGTTATAAGCCTATTATGAATATATTAAAAGAAGTTGATAACATTGAATTAGCTGAGTTTATTGAGGCTGAATATATTGAGTTATATAAATTTAAAGGTTGTAATTTATTAAATAAAAATAACGGCGGTAATAAACCACCAAGTAAAAAAGGTAAAATTTATACTGCAGAACAAAAATTAAATTCTTTTGTTAAAAGTCCTTTAAAAAAGACGGTTTATCAAGTAGATAAAAACGATAATATAGTTAACGTATTTCTATCAACAAGGGAAGCTGGTAGATTAACAGGAATAGATTACAGAAGTATATCACAAGTTGCAAACGGTTCTTTAGTTAGAAAGACTGCAGGCGGCTTTAAATGGCTTTATAAATAATATGGCAAGTTTATTAATATCAGAAAACTATCTAAAGGAATATACCAACATAAATAAAAATGTTGATATGACCATCTTAACACCAATTTTACAAGAGGTGCAAGACTTTTATATTATTCCTTTACTTGGAACTAATTTATATAACGAAGTATTAAACCAAGTTACCACAACAACGGTAACCGTTTTAAACCAAACGTTATTAGATTTAGTTGTGCCTTGTATGTTGCATTACGCTAAAATGGAGGCTATGCCGGATATGAAGTATAGGCTAATGAATAAAGGCGTAATGATTAAGAATAGCGAAAATTCTAGCGCAGCCGATTTAGCCGAGATTCAATTCTTAATGGATAGGTCTAAAAATAAAGCAGAGATTTACGCACAAAGAGTAACTAACTATTTAAACAGATATGTTAGTAGCTATCCTTTATACATTAGCAATGTAGAGCGTGATGAAATAATGCCTAATAGAAACAACTTTACAAGCGGTATTATGATTGACGATAATGACTG